TAGAGTCTACAGGATCCAATTTTGTTGGTGGTTGTGTTGATGGTCCCTTTATACCACCAGGAGATGACCCAGAAGATCTGCCTCCTCCTCGTCCTCTACCACTTTCTCCATCTCCTCGGCCAACAGAACCACCAGTATTCATTGCTTCAATTTTAATATCGCCCATACTGGCAATTTTTCTTTGGTTAGTTCCCCCAAACAATCTATTAACAGTATCTAAATACTGTTCACCACCTAGAAAGTCTACTGCTCCAGGTTTTAATATATACTCACCTAAAGAAAGCGCAGTTAAATATTGATCTGGACCCAATCCAGAAATTCTTGTATTAACAGTATCTCTATTTACAACTCCTCCGAAGTTGGAAGCAGTGTCATTTCCAATTTCTGGAGATTTTTTTGTTCCTCCAGACATAGATCCGCCAACATTCTTAACAAATACTTGTTTATTTTTTGTAATAGGTCCACCACCAAATCTAACATTAACACTAGGAGTCTTGGCGGGTTGTTGCTGTTGATTTTGTTGTTGATTATTTTGCCCTGTTATGTCTGGAGGAGTAATTTGAGGCATAGCAGGAATGTTTGGAAGCACTCCATTCTTAGGATCTGGTATCTGTGGAGATCCTGGCAAAAATTTGAGAGCATTATTTAATAAATCTATAAACCCACTTATTGCCGAATTCATAGTACTAATAAAATCTCTTATAGGTTTAACTACAAGATTATCAATAAAGTTTAGAACAGTGTTAAAGAATCCAACAATACCATTAATTAAATTCTGAATAGGTTGTAAAAGTTTTCTAGGATTTTTTAATACACTAAGTAACCAAACTACAAAAGATCCGAGAAGAATATTTAATATAAAATCTTTAATAGTATCAAAAATACTAGTAAATGGTTTTGTTATTTTCTCTAATAATTTTGATCCTTTTGATTCTTTTTGTGCTTCTAATTTATTTTCTCTTGATGCTTTTTTCTGTTTGTTACTCTCAATCCTAGATTTTTCTTGTCCCTTTTTATTTACTTTTGCCTGATTATTAAATACTTTTAAAATATCTTCTGTTAAACTTCTTATTTCTTTTACAATGTCAAGTAAAGAACCATTTAAAAAATTTTCAATATTTTCAATTTTTTCAGAATTTTTATCTACTTCTGGTTCTTTTTTTTCTTCTGGTTCTTCTGGCGGTTGATATTTTGCCAGAGAACCCCCAGAACCAGGTAATAGTTTTGATGTATCTGTAATTGGTTTTTGTTCTTTCTCTTCTTTCTTGCGACCAAAAAAGGAATCTGGATTCACAGTCTTTTTAGGGGCAGTGAACTTAGATTCCTTTAAATTTTTTACTCGCTTATATTCATCAGTAATTTTCATCGCCTGTTCCGATGAAAACTTACTATCATTCATTCTTGCTTCGACCATCTTCTCTTTGAGAAGAGTTAAATATTCCTCTTGATCAAAGTCGAAAGTATCCTCTAACCCAAGAATTTCGGCAATTTCTGGATCTACTTCTTCTATTTGTTTTTTAGTAGGATCCTCGACTGCCATAAATTGCTAACTCTTTTGCTGCTGTTTTTGTCTTTCTTCTTCCAGATGTTGTTCCAACAAAGTCACATAAACATCCCGTTCCCACGGCATCATATTTTCTATTTCAGTCAATGAATATTTATGATACTGAATCAAGGCAAAATTTAACTTATAATAGTTAGCAAGGTCCATATGGACCATGGCTACCCGAAAAAACTGGATAGTCCCTGAAGAACAACTTCACTTTCAACTTTAGTATTTGGATTTTCAACCGTAACTGAATGATATAACTTTGGCATAGTCTCAAAAAACTTCTCAATTTGTTTAAATTGAGTTGAATTCATTTGCTCTAAGAAATCAACCAATTCCTTCTTTGTAACATCAGAAGAAGACCAAACTTCTTCATCATTATAAATTTTATCGATACAAGCAACAATCAAATCAAAAGATTGATCCATACTAGTCTCACCAGAAGAGAAATCAAAATTATTCTTGATAAACTGGTCCAATGATGGATATTTCATCTCCATCATCAAACTATCATCAATCTTTATTTTATTTGTATGGTCATCATATCTCTTAACTTCAATTTCATCGATTGCGATTTCTTTTTTGACAACAGTATCTCCATCATCAGGACAAATTAAATTAACCTCAATTACTTCGCCCACTGATTTTCCTCTAATATTTAAAAAGAGGTACTCAATATCAAAAGTTGGAAGAGTTTCAACTTTAACTCCTCTAGTTTGAACACAATTTTTAATTACAGTTTTAATTGCGGTTGAAATTTCTTTAGTATCCTCACTCTCTAAAGCAAGAACTAAAAGTTTTTCTTCTCTTACTAAAAATGGTCTATACTTAATACTCTGTCCAGTTGATGGCAATTCCAACTCATAAGTTGGTGTAGAAATCTTTGGTAAAGGCATAATCTCCTATACAATTCAGGTGTCTTATTTATTATGGTTATGCAATAAAGTTAGATGTAGAAGTAGATGAGAAATCTCCTACTTGCCCATTAATTCCACTACCTGAACCTAAAGGATTTATAGTTAAATTCTGTCCAGTTTGACCAGATTGACCCGTCGTATCATATCCAAATTGAGAGTTTACAAATATATCTGAAACAGAGGTAAAGTAGTTACTATTTCCTTGTGCTTGTTCTGTAGGACTCTCTGGTGGAGCACCAAAAGCATTTCCTGGACTACTTAGTGTTCCAGAAGAACTGTAAGGACTAAACTGCCTCTTAATCACGTATCTTTGATATGAGAATGATACAGTAACTTTAAGCAAATCACTTTGATCATAAGAAACTGGAATTGAAGTTAAGTTAATTGGAAATGCACCGACAAAATCATATCCAAGAAGATATTTTCTACTTTTTGGACTTATATCTTTTTCGAACTTAAGTATACTAATATTAGTTTTATAACTCACTGGATAAGTCATCCTATGAAAGGTTTCTTTTGATAAAAATTCATTTTGATTAAAATAACTACCTTCACCAACAATAAAACTCATCCATCCCAAAAAATACTTTAAAGTCAAATATGTATAATCCACATAAAAAGTTAAATCTATAGTGTCATCATAAATTCTTCTATAAACCATTTTTTCGGTGGAACCGTGATAATCATTACTTGCCTCGTGAGTTGCAAGACTAGAACCTGGAAGACTTGCTTCACAACAAGATAAATTAAAAGCTTCTTGATTTGTTCCTATTGATGTTGCGCCTAAAAATTTATTTACATTTGGATTTGTTGTAATTTCAACAGAATATACTGAAGTTTGTGCTGGGTGCAATAACTTCTGCTTAATTTCTGACACTTTATAATGTCTAGCTAATGCCATAGCACTAAAATAAATACTTTTACTTATATATTATGTAGTTGAAAAATGGGAGATAAATTTCACAAAGGAAGATTTAATCCGCAAAACCCAGAAAAGTATAAAGGTGATGTTAGAAATATAATATACAGAAGTTCTTGGGAACTTAAATTTATGAAATACTGTGATAGAAAAATTGATGTTCTGGAATGGGGAAGTGAAGAATTTTTTATTCCTTATGTTTCACCTATTGATGGTAAAGTTCACAAATATTTTCCAGACTTTTTTGTTAAATTAAAGGAAAGAAGTGGTCAAATAAAAAAATATGTTATAGAAGTTAAACCAAAAAGTCAAACAAAAAAACCAATCAGGACTCCAAGAAAACGAAATAAAACTTTTATTACAGAAGCACTTACATACGAAAAAAATGTTGCTAAATGGAAAGCAGCACAAGAGCAACTATTCTTGGAATAAAATACCAACAAAAATTTTAGTAAATCCCGAAACTGGTCAAGCCGAAGTTTTTGGAAACGGAGGTATTTTTGGAGATACTAAACTAGCAGAAGTTGGTGCCAATGATGAATGGAAGGTCACTAATCTTCCAGAATTGACAAAAAGATACAATAATTTAAATGGAACAAAATTAACAGAAGCACAAGTTGAAGATATATTTGAGGTTTCTGGTAGGAAAGAATTTAACAATGAAAGAGCAGCAATTATAAATAAGAACTCTCCCGAATCTGTTAGAACAAGTTTAGCAACTAAACAAAATCCGGTTCCTGGAGTTATAGATCCAAAAACAGGAAAAAAAGCAGGGCAGACTGCTCAAACAACTGCTCCTACACCGCCAGAACCTGCGGCAGGATCGGATCCAAATGTAGGATCAGCAGGAGGTGCAGCAACCACTGCAGCAGAAGTTCAAGCCATCAGTATCGGAAATAGAAAAAATTATTATCCAGATCCACTTTTAGTTTATCCAAGAAGTAGAAAAAATGGAAACGGTGGAGATTTTATTAAATTTGATATTGTAACATATGAAAAATCTGGATTAGCTAATTCAGAGACTCTTGCTGCAGGATCAAGTGCTCTTCCTGGAATGGAGTATAGAAAATCCACACGCCTAGCACAAATATATCTTCCAATTCAATCTGGAATTGTTGAAGGAATGTCAGTCGATTGGGGTGGGGGAGAATTAAATCCTATTACAGCAGCATTTGCTAACATGGCATTTCAAACTATTGCTGGTGCTGGTGCTGAAAATGGATTATCAGGAATGTATGACGGATTTAAAGAAAGTGGAGCAGATCTAGCAAAATTCTTTGGGAATACTTTGAATAGTGGGGAAGCAAATGCATTTGCTGTAAATTATTTTACTCAACAAGCAGTAAAAACACAAGGTCTTCTATCAAGAACTCTAGGTGGAGCAATTAATAATAACCTAGAACTTCTTTTTAATGGACCTATGTTGAGGAATTTTTCATTTAACTTCAAACTAACTCCAAGAGACCAAGAAGAAGCAATAGAAATTAGAAAAATTATAAGGTATTTTAAAATGAGTATGGCACCAGCTTTGTCAACCGCACAACTATTTTTACTAGCACCTAACGTTTTTAAAATCTCTTATGTTTATACGGGTAAAGGAGATATGGATGAGAATCACCCATATCTAAATAGGATTAAAGTTGCTGCGTTAAGAGACATATCAGTCAACTATACTCCCGATGGAAGCTATATGACCTATCAGGATGGTTCAATGACTCAATATGATATAAGTCTTAGTTTTGGAGAAATAGATCCAATTTACGAAAATGATTATCTTCTTAATGAAGGTTTAACAGGAACTGGATGGTAAAAAATGTCATTTTACTTTAGAAATATACCAAATTTAGAGTATATCAACCTAGATGATAACACCATCTCAGAATACTCTGAAACAAAAAACCTCTTCAAGAGAGGTCAAATAAGAGAAGATATTTTTGGAAATCTAGCATTTTTCAATAAATATCAAATTGTTGGTGATGAAAGACCTGATAATGTTGCTTATAAATTCTATGGAGATGAAACTCTAGATTGGGTTGTTTTACTTTCCAACAATATTTTAAATGTATATGATGAATGGCCTTTAACTCAAGAATCCTTTGATTCATATCTTTTAGAAAAATATGGATCATATGAAAGAATGTATGGTATTCATCACTATGAAACTAATGAGGTTAGAGACTCGAATAATAAATTAATTTTAAAACCAGGATTAGTAGTAAATAGTAATTTTGCTATTGAGTATTTTGATCCTACTTTAAATCAAATTATATTTACTAGAAATGTAATAACTACAATTACAAATTATGTTTATGAAGAAAGAATTCAAAATGATAAAAGAAGTATTTTTCTCCTAAAATCTAATTATATACCCCTCATTAAAGATGATGTAAAAACAAGAATGAAATATAAAAAGGGTAGTGACCAATATATTAGTCCTACCCTTAAGAGAGTTGATAATATTAGATTATATGAAAAATAATCACTCGTCAACTAGTTTTTTAAAATAACTCATAGCATCATCCTCATCGTCATCATCCTCAACTGCTCGTGATTTAGGAAGACTGTTAAGTTCTTCTTTGAGTTCAGGAGACAAAGACTTGCTCTTGTTATAAGATGCTTCAAGTTCTTTGAGAACGTCTTCTTCACGAGTCTTGGGTTGAGAATATGAATCAAGTTCATCTTCTTGATCAAAAGTAGACTCTTTTGGAGCAACTTTTCCAATTCCGAGAACATAGTTCAGACGCTTTTCAAGTTCCTCATAGGTCTTAAATTGATCGGCAGCAGTGAGAGAAGCAAGAGAGTACTCTTTCTTCCAAATTGCTTCCATTGCGTCATCATCGTCAAGAAGAGGACCAGCAGAATCAAATTCAGATTTATCGTAGTTCCAATAACCTTCCACTTTACGAATCTTCAGTCGGAAGTTAGCACCTTGCCAGAAATCAAAGGGATTGATGGGTTCTTCATCTTCAAATTCTGGTTGCATCGCATTCAGAATCTTATCAAAGATTTTTTTACCGTACTTGAAGAGAAATACTTTACCCTCATTCTGAGGATTTGCAGGATCCTTCACAACATAAATGTTGGAGTAGTAAGAAAGTTTACGCTTCTGTTTGCGAACAGTTTCTTTGTCCTTATCGTTACCACTATTCCAAAGAGTGCGATTGTATTCAGTTACAGGATCTTTTTGATTAATAGTTGTCAGAGAGTTTTCAATATACCAACCACCTGTTCCTTGGAATCCGTGAGAGAAAATCTTCACCCAAGGAAGATCTTCGCCTTCAGGGGCAGGAAGAAAACGAATGATTGCAGAACCAGTGCCACCCTTATCCATCTCGGGTTTCCAAAAGCGATCATCATTGCTACTAGGACCGCTATTCATTTTCTCAACTTCCTTTACCAGTTTGCTGGTAAGAGAACCAAGTTTGGACTGCTTCTTAAGATTTTCGAAAGACATTTTGTACCTCGTATTTGTTAGTATTTGGCCTGTGGGGTTTGCTTTGGTGCGGATTCCCTAGCCGCTGACCTAGAATAGCACTGAAACTACTCCTTGTCAATAGCCTCTTTCATAGTGTCAATGAGGCGAGTCATATTACTAAAAATCATAGTGATATCAGAAGTTTTTGGAATTCCCATTGCCTCAGCAGATTCTAAGACTTTTTCCTTCATTTCTTTTGCTTCTGGGTCATCCGATAAACTCAACCTAGTATACAGAATTTGTTGTTTTTCTAGAAGTTTCTGAAGTAAATTAATATGCTGTAATTTTTCTTCTTTATTCATCATAAAGAACTTATAAACATTGTGATATATTTCTTCTTGTAATTCAGAGATTTCTGCCATCTCTGCTCGTACAACTTCCGAGTCGAAAAAACTCACAATACTATCTCCTTTAAAATTTTCTTATATTTAAATACATCAATATGTATGAATGGAGAATATTTTATAATTCTCATTGATACAAATTTCCAAATGGGGTCATCCAATTTCTTATCGAAGTTTTTTCTGTATCCAAAAATAGAATCAAGAATAACCATCGTCTCTAAGGATAAATTTCCCTGTAAAAATATCTTTAGTAATCTTGGATGACTTCCATTTTTGATAGTAAATAAATCTTCTATTGAATTTTCACTAAAAAGTTTTTCAATCTCTTCTTTAAAAACATAAGAAAGAGATTGAGTTCTTTTTTTCCACAAAGAAAATCTTTGCTCTCCTTCGTTTATGATTTCACCAATCCATAAAGATTCTGGATCATTACATAAAACAAAGTTGGCAACAAAAAAACTGACAATTTCCTCGTCAGTTTTTTGTCTACTCATTTTTTCAAACCACATTCTATCTTTACGTTTGTAGAATGCTTGTAACGATGCTTTTACCTTGCCATTATATCTCAAATAATCATATTTTGGTTTTGTAAAATGATTTTTAAGGGCAAGATAAGTCTTGTAGCAATTCAGAGGATCCAATTTCAAAATACTAAACGTGCCTTAGATGTTTTTTTCAAAAAGTTAAGTTCCATTGCTTGATATTTAATTTTTTCTTTCAGTGGTTTTGAAAGTAACTTTGGAACAGATTCTAATTCAATATTATTCTTTTCGCAAAAAATAATAATAGCATCGATGTAATTTACGTCTTCATTGTTTTGAACTATTTTTTCAATTTCTTGAGCAAATTTAGAAGGACAGACAAATTTTTCTCCTAAAATCTTATTGAACTCGGTTTCTATTTTATTATCCATTATTTCCAATATTGTGGGCATAAAATTTAGGTAAAAAAGTCATAAAACAATAATAACAAATACTTATCAAAATGTCAAGAAACTTGTTCTAACTTATCAGTTAAGAACTTTTCAATATACTTAACAAGAATTTTTAAGTATTTTGCTTTATCATATTCTTCATAAACAACACATTCTCCATCTTCGCAAGCCATAATAATCACAAATTTCTTAACTGAGATTCCAGTTAATTCGTGAAGCATACAAGCATAAGCACAACACTGAACAAAGTATCCTTCAATCCAGTCTCTTGGTTTCGGTTTTGCCGATGTCTTAAAGTCAATAATTGCCAATTCACCATCAAATTCAGCAATACAGTCAACGGTTCCAGCAATTCCTAGAAATTCACTGTATAAAGACCCTTCTAGGGCACGAATATTATCTATTCTATCAAGAGTTGGTTTGGCAACATAGAAAAGCATCTCTGAGAGAGGTTGAACTTTTGGAAGTTCAGGAATGTTATAGAAATAATTTTCAGTTAAAGTGTGAAAATCAGTTCCACGACTAGTTGCTTTTTTGGTAATTTTATCCGCTTCTGCCTCACCAACTCTCTTGCGCCATTTCTGAAAGAAATCCTTCTTATAATGACTGATTACTGAAGTGATAGAAACGAGTTTTTTATTACCCGAAGGGGTATTATAATAACGAACTCCATCAATTAGTTCCCTAGTAAGTTTAGGAAATTCAATGTCAATATGATTAAAACTCATTAACTAATTCCCAATTCAAGTTTTGCTAAAATGTACTCTTTACAAATGCCAGAACGAACGATGTCTTCTGCTCCAAATTCAATAAGATCAAATGAAGGCATAATTCTCAGAATTTTCATAAAGTCAATAATACCATTCTTTTCGTTAGTCTTGACTAAATCTGACTGAGTAGCATCTCCACAGAACATAATCTTAGAATCTTGACCAACACGAGTAATGATAGAATCCAATTCGTGGAAATTCAAGTTTTGAAATTCATCCACAATAATAATAGCATTATCTAATGTAGTACCTCTAATAAAAGAAGTTGACCAAAAACTGATTGTTCCTTGTGCCTTTAGTGAAGCATAAAGCATCTCAAATGAAGGATCATCTGGCATTTCAAACATAAACTTTACCATATTCTTATATGGTATTTGATATAGTGATGATTTATCTTCGTGGTCTCCTGGAAGAAATCCAATTTCTCTAGTAGCAACTAAAGATCTCACAATATAAATTTTATCATATGGAGACCTTTCGTTCAACACTTCACATAAAGCATTATAGAGAGTGATAAAAGTTTTTCCAGTTCCCGCACAACCATAAGAAACTAGATTTTGACCAGAGTTGAAAGATTCAAAAAGTTTTTTCTGATTTTCGGTTAGAGGTTCAATCTCAAGTAATTTATCAGCACTAATCTGATTTTTTCTTTTTCTCAACAACCTAGCATTTGGGACTTCTGCTCCCATTGGTTGAATGTCGCCGCTACTCTTTCTTTTTCTTGCCATTTTTTAAATACGTGATTTACTTCCGCCAGCTTTTGATGCTTTCTTAAGAACTTCACCCCATCCAGGATTCTTATTGATATGTTTATCCCTCCAGTCCCCTACTTCACCTGAAGAAGGGCAAGTTGAAGGATCAGACCAATCTCTATCCCAGTCTGGATTATCTTTTTTCCACTGTTCCCAGTCGTGAACACTTAACACCACCTCTTTTTGTTCACCAGTATTCTTGTTAATAACAGGATAAGTTGCCAAATTTCACCTCAACAGCATAGTTTATTTAGTTCCATTCAAGTGCTTCGGAAACAGTGGGAAACTGCTCAATGAAGATTTTTTTACAAGCATTGGCAATATCCATATGTTCCTTTTGAGTTCCATTTGCGGATCTCAACTGAATGTAATGAATCCAAGACCGCGCAGAGCCGCTCATATAGATGCGTGTGGGCGTTGCTAGAGGCAGAACGAACCTGGCACACTCCTTTGCCACTCCAGCATCCAGAAGGCGCTTGTAGAGGTTGCTAGAGGCAGCAAAGTGCTCAGCAATCTCTGCCTGATACTTAAGTTTCACATAGTCTCCAAGATCATCCGTAGAGTTCTGACGGTTCTTGGTATCCTGGCGGCGTAGATCTGGTACAGGAATATGTTCGGTCAAAAGATTTGTATCAGCATATCTTTGCGAAAATTCCTGATATGTAAAACTCCTATGACGCAAAATTTGAGCAGCAATACCACGATTTGTTTCAATTTCAAGTGTCATAAATGCTTGTTCAAAGACACTCCAGTGCTGATGCTTTACACAATACTTAAGCAGTCCAGCAACATTAGGATTTTCTTGATTGGCAGGATTACTTACTCTTGCCACATATCCCATTACTTTTTCAGCATCGGGAGTAATTGAAATCAGTTTTACTTGCTCACTCATCACACTCTTCTCTCTTTTTGAATTTTTTTCGACACTTTTTAACTTCTTTTAATTCATCTTTAATGCGTTGGTATGCTTCTTCAGGAGGTAATTTCTTAGACATTTCCATCGCAACAATTACATCAACCCTAGTCCCAAAATGTTTCAATGCTTCTTCGAAGCAATTTAGTTCTTCGTACATTAGTCTTGCTCATAGTAATCTGGTTCGTATGAATCGTCAATTTGGTGAATCAGATCTTCAAATTTAATAATTTTGCCTTCACTTTCACTTTCACTTTCCGATTCATTTAGTTCCATCTTCAAAGATTCAACTAAAAGTTCCATATTGCGAACTATCAAAGAAATTTTTTTCTTGTTCATATGTTCCTCGTAGCAATATTATTTTACATAAAAAAAGAGAGGGTGTCAACCCTCTCGAATGCTATTTTAATAGGTGAACTTCTGCCACAATCATTAATATAAATGCTACAGAAGCAAGGCTTATTCCTACTATTATTAGCATTTTGATGCTCCAACTAGTTGGGCAATTTGTGCTTGTTGTAATCTATTCTGTTTTTGTTTTTGTTCTTTTATAATTTGTAAAAAATTTAATTTATTCACTTACATACCTCCTTAGTTTCAGTATGCTTTACACCTCTGTAGGTTTCTACAAAGGTCTCTTTAGAACAAACCATCTTATTCAGACGATCAACAGTGTCATAAGCAACACCACGATATACAACTTTAGCCATGAGATTTACCTCCAAAGAAATGAGTTAATTAAAACCCGTTCCTTCGGGCGGTTTGCGTTCGCTATTTGCGAATAGCGAATGAACGATCCGTTCCGCCGTCCTATATCTAGACAAGTAACTTTGTATATTATGTTACAATTTTATATAAGGTTTTGATTCTTAAGATATTGTAATGTTTCTTTAATATTTCCTATGTGTTTGTTGCCAATAGAAACTTGGGGATATGTTGCTTCCTTCCCAAATTCCATTTCAAATTGGCGTTCACTAAAATCTACACCCTCAATATACTCATGAAATTCTCCACCAAGACTTTTGAGAAGCATTGAAATACGCTCACACTCTTGGCTTCCATTAGAGTAAATTACGGCAATTTCAATCACGCTGCCTCCAGTCATCAGGTTTGTCTTCAGTCCACCAATCAATCATATCATCAACGCTATCAAATCCTCTTTTACCAAATCTTTCATTACCAAATCCACCAATGTCAAGTTGATTTAGAAAATCATCCATACTACCTTCAACCATATCAGGATTTTCTGCTCTTCTCCTTGCTTGTCTAAGAATAGTCGCAGCAGAACGATTTGCCTTCGCAAGTTTTTCTGCCCAGATCATGTCTTCCAGACTCACCTCTTCATGCTTAGCAATCTTATTACAGATACCTTCTAAGCGTAAACGATATTGTGTAGAAAGCATTTATAAATCTCCAGATAAAGTTAAAAGTTATTTGAAATGAAGCCTTCTTTCTAGACTATTAATTTTACTAAACTCTTCATATGCTTGTTCAGATCTTTTAGACAGAATATCAGAAATATCTTGAAATATTATGTCGTTATCTACATAATCATCAAGATAATTGTCTAGAGCTTCTTTAAGATATCTTTTGCGATTCCATTCAGGAGAATATGGTTTATAGTCCATAATATAAATCCAATACCAGTTTATTTAGTTTGACCTTCATGAGCAAAAATTTTGCCGGATTTTTTTCCGCCAAAAAATGGAAACAAATTCCGATTTTCAAATTGGGTCTTCGTTTGCTTCTTCAAGCAAATCTTTAACATACTCTTCAGTTCCATCCATTGTTTTGACCTCGTACAATGAAGATCTCATATACTTTTTAACGTTTTTATATTTTTTTAAAAGTGAGTTCAATTCATCTCTATTAACTAGAAATTTGACTTGCTCATCTTTACTTTTTCCAAAACCTTTATTCATTTTGATTTCTTTTCTTTTTTATCATTACCCCACAACTTTGGGTTCACTCTACCATATCCAAAGTCAATTTTTTGAACAGATCCTGGACCATATGTATCGTAGTACATATCAAAAAGATCTACAACTTTTCTACATCTAGTTAAATCAATATAAGTTTTTCCATCGACTTTATACCATATCAATCTAGCATCATTTGGAAAGTTCTTATCCTTTGCTGCCTGTAAAGTGGTTTTCTCCAAAAGGATTTGGCACCCATATTCATGAGGCAGAACATTATTAGGAACTATTCTATCTTGCTCTGCCATAACTTTCTCCTTTATAACTGTCAACCGCGACCTCCCCATTTAATATCGGGATATGCTTCAGAAATAATATCTTTAGTGACTTTATATTTATCTTGAAGTTTCTTATCCTTAACAAGAATCATAAGTTCTGCTTCACTATTGCTACCACCCTTACAGAACAAATAAAAATTCTGATATTCGTTTCTAATTGAAGATTTTGCAGACTGCTCCGCAAATTCCTCGGTTCCATAGTAACCAGTGGTCTTCATTCCTTCATTTTTTGTCTTACTCTCAATCATATCACTAAGATTTCCTGCGATCTTAGTTTGATCATCAACATCAGCATAAGGAACAGGTCCTTCAGGAAGAATACTGACTATAGATTCATCAAAATTCATGATCAAAATCGCAACAAGAGCAGGATTTCTGTATTCTTGAAGGACTTCAATCTTTTTGGATTTAGTTCTTTGCTTAGAAGCTAAATCCAAAATTTCATGTTGAAATGGATTTGGTTGAAGTTTTGGAATTGGTTTACTCGTCGTCGTCTTCTGTGTAGTCTTCATAATTGTTTTCAAATCGTACTGCTAAAAT